TTGGCCGGTTCGTTTATAGAGGTTTTGCGCAACAAAGCCCGGGTCATGCAGATGGGAGCAACGGTTCTTTCGGGTCTCATTGGAAGCGTGGATATCCCCCGCCAATCGGGAACATCCTCGACCTACTGGACTTCAGAAACGGGAAATACTACCGAGTCCGAAGCGACGTTCGACAAGGTCTCGCTCGCGCTCAAAACCATTGGCACATACTCCCAGATCAGCCGCAACATGCTGCTTCAGTCCACCCCTGACATCGATATGATCGTGCGCGCCGATCTGATCGCGCAAATTGGCCTCGGCATCGATTTGGCCGCCCTGTCTGGCAGCGGCTCCTCTTCGCAGCCTACCGGTATCGCCAATGTGTCGGGAATTGGATCTGTCATCGGCGGCACAAATGGCGCGGCGATAACGATTGATCACTTGATCGATCTCGAAACGGCCGTCATGAATGCCAATGCGCCTGAAGAATCGCTGGGATATATGGCCAATGCGAAGACTGTGGGGGCCCTTAAGAAGCTGAAATCCACCACAGGGGAATACCTTTGGTCGGGTTCGGCAGTCGGCCAACGTAGCGGGACCCCGGGCGAGATCAATGGTTATCCCGTTGCGCGCACCAATCAAGCACGTGGAAATCTCACCAAGGGCACCGCTTCTGGTGTGTGCTCCGAGGTCTTCTTCGGTGCCTGGAATGAATTGCTGATCGGCGAATGGGGTGTGCTGGAAATCGTGCCTAATCCCTATGATACAGCGGTGTACAAGAATGGCGGGGTGCTGTTGCGCGCCCTGCAATCCATCGACATCGGCGTGCGCCACGCAGCCAGCTTCTCCACCATGTCGGACGCGCTGACCACCTAAGTCGGCCTTCATCCTTAAAACACGCGGGCCGAAAGGCCCGCTCCAATCGCTAACTTGCAAAGGAAATCAAATGACGAAATATATCGTACGCGATGGCTTTCTGGTGACCATCAAGGTAAGAGCCAATGATGGATCGTTACACGACAAAACTACCATCGGTGGGGAACCGATCGAGCTCGACGATGATGTTGCGGCTATGCACCTGCACAAATTGGAACTGGCAGATCCGAAGGCAAGAGCCGCCGCCCTAAAGGCCGAGAAAGAGAGGCAAACAGCAGCCATGGCCACATCCAACCCCGCCGCCCTGATCCAGCAGCTGGTCGCCGCGCTTGCGGTCGCGCAGCAACCGGCCGCCACTCCGCCGGCTGAGTGATGTTTGAAGAAGATCTAGACCCGTTCTTCGACCCTAGCGAGTTCGCCGACGATGTGACGTACAAAGATAATCCCATCGCCGGCATCTTCGATAACAGCTATTTCGAGGGTCAAGGAATCCAGGGGAGCCAGCCCGTATTTACCTGCCGCACGATGGACGTCCCCGCTGCACGACATGGGGACATCCTGGTCCGCGCGGGCACCACATATAAGGTGGTGGGAGTCGAGCCTGATGGTACTGGCGTTACGCTGCTGAGATTGGAGAAGCAATAATGCAGATCGATGTCCGCACTAACGTAGATAGAACCCTAGCCGGCATCGTAACGCTGCGATCGGACATAAAGAACAAGGCGACAATCCGTGCCCTGAATCTCGCCGCCACCAAAGTGAAAACGGAAGTCGGCCGCGAGATCCGCAAGATATACAACATCAGGCTGAGCGGCATCAACCAGGCAACAAAAATTCTTAAAGCGCATCCCCGCCAGGTGACACCGCGCGCTACGGTAAAAATCTCCGGCAGCAATATCGGGCTCATCGAATTTGCTGCCAGGGCCGTTAACCCCTGGAACGTGCCGGGCAGGACCAAGCGCAAGCCAGGTGGCGGCACCAGCGTACGGGTAAAGGTAGCCGGCAGCCGCCGCGTGGTAAAGCATGCATTCATCGCCACAACCAAAACCGGCTATCGCGGCGTGTTCATGCGAGAAAGCGTGCCAGGCGCACCGAAAGCCCGCGGAGGAACGCAAGCGTACAAAGACCCAATTGTTAATCTGCGCAGCATCAGCCTGCCGACAGCAGTGAGAAACAAGGCGGTAATGGATGCGGTCAAGCAGGTGGCCGGGGCGCAATTCGAAAAGGAATTCGCACGGCAACTTGAGCTTCTGGGAAGGAAATAATGGCAGACCACGTCAAAACGCAACTGCGCGCGGCTGTTGTAACACTGCTGACGGGACTCAGCCTGACCGGTCTCCGGGTATTCAAGGGAAGGGTCTATCCCGTGGAAGACGAGGAATTGCCCTGCCTCCTGATCGCTACGCCGAACGAGGAGAATGAATACCTCACGATGGGGAATCCCCGGCGAGTTCGCAACCGGATCACGCTGAGCATTAACGCTCTTGCGAAGATGAATGACGACCTGGACGATCTGCTCGACAGTATCGTCAAGGAAGTAAGAATAGCCATCGCCAATGATCCGACTATTGGCGGCTTGGCGAAAGACGCAATCATCGTCGGAACGGATACGGGCATTCACGGCGATGGGGAAAGGCCCCGAGGCATGGCCGCGATGCTATTTTCGGTGGACATTCATACGAAGGAAGACGCACCAGACATCGCCATCTAGCCTGACACTTTAGTTGCCCCCACCCCGGCCTCTCGATATTCGAAGGCCGTTTTTTTTGCCCGTCTCTGCGGGCTTTACTTTGAAAGGAAGAAACCATGTCAACACGCTCATCCGCAGGGTCGACGCTCAAAATCTCTGCTTCTACCCCAGCCACCTTTGACGCCGCCGGCTATGGCGCCCTCAGCTTTACCAATATCGGTGAAATCACTGATCTTGGAGAATTCGGCCGCGAGTATGCACTCATCACGCATAACCCCATTGGTTCCCGGGGAACAGTCAAGAAGAAAGGCTCATTCAACGAAGGCACGATGGCTCTGAAGCTGGCCTTGGACACCGACGATGCCGGGCAGATTCTGGTGAAGGCGGCCGCGCTTTCCGACAACGACTACAGCTTCGTGGTCACCACGCAAAACGGCGACAAGTATTATTTCCAGGCGCAGGTGATGAATTTCAAGGTGGGCCTCAGCACTGTCGATGCCATCACCAGCGCGAGCGTCAACCTGGAGCTGACCAGTTCATCCTCCGGCGTGGGCGTTGTCGAATCCCTGGCTGCCTGATCCGACTCATAGGAGCAAACAATGGCATCAACATTTTCAGGAAGGCTTGCGTTGAACCTGGACGCCATGCTCAACAGCGCGCTAGACGTCGGAAACGGCGAATACCGCGCGCAATGGGGATCCAGCTATGTGCTGGAAAACGGCACCGGGGCGAACCAGGCGAACGCGCTATTTACCGACACGCGCACGCTCTCAGCCTCCGCAACCGAAAACCTCGACCTTGCCGGCTCGCTGGTGGATGCCTTCGGCGCCACCATCGCATTCGACAAAATCAAGGCGCTCATCGTCAAGGCCGATGCAGCCAACGTTAACGACGTGCTGGTCGGTGGAGCTGCTTCCGCGCAGGCCTCCGCATTCTTCGGAGACGTGACCGACGTGGTCAAAGTCAAGCCCGGCGGCACTGTCGCATTTATCGCACCCGATGCGAATGGCTACGATGTGACCGCCACCACGGCCGACCTGCTGAAGATCGCCAACAGCGCAGGCAGTACGTCGGTCAGCTACACGATCATCATTATCGGCGTTGTTTAACGCCTAACCGAGCACCGGCCAGGCCCGTCTGCCCTTCGCGGGGTGAGGGGCTTGGCACGGGCATTTTTAACCCCGCGAAAGGAAAGCGAGCATGTTTGACATAAGCAAATTGGCAGTAAACGAAACCACCACCATCCATCTGCGCGGCGCGGATGACGAACTATTGTTTGCCGAGGGAGATGCCATCAAGCCGATTACCATCACTGTGTATGGTCCAGGAACCAAGGCATTCAATAAGGCGCAAGGCGCACGCAATAAGGCCGTGTTAGAGCGCTTCCAGCGCAAGGGGAAAAACAAAGCGGATACCACGCTCGAGGACAACGCGGAGTTCCTCGCCGCCGTCACGGTCAGCTTCAATAATTTCCAGTACCGCGACCTGGAAGGATACGAACAATTCAAGGCCTGCTACCTGGATACCAAGATTGGATTCATCGCCGAACAGGTCATGAAGGAACTCGGTGACTGGTCAAATTTTACGAAGGGCTCTACGAAGAGCTAAGCCTGTACATCCGGCAAACCGCTTGGCTGCAGGCGGTACCGGAAAACAAGAAAACAAAAAGGCTTTCCGCAATTGAAACGTCCGATCCCGTTTCCCGTATCGAAACCATTCGGGACAACGGCGGGGAGATCCTGCTGCCACCGGTGGACGAAGGGGAATACCTGATCGACTACCTGCTCCAAGTGGGCCCTGCCATTAGTTCTGGCATGGGCCTCGCGGTAATTAGCTTCACCGAATTACAAGCCTGGCAGGCCTGCGCAGGCATTGTCCTGCAGCCCTGGGAAGGACAGATCCTTCGCAGGCTGTCTGCGGACTATATCACCGAGAGCGTAAGAGCTGAAAAACCGGATTGTCCGCCACCTTATGGGAATCCGGAGTTGGAGTTTGACCGCGACGTCGTCGGAAAAAAAATCGCGAATGCATTGAAGGCTTTTGCGCGAGCCCAAAGGTAAGCATGAACATCGCCACGTTATCGATCGAAATACTCGCTCAGGTCACCCGGCTCGAGCAGGGTATGTCCCAGGCCAAGAATATCATCGGCCGGACGATGGGAGATATCGAGCGCTCGGTTGAGTCGGTCAACAAGGTACTCGGCCTGGTCGGCGTGGGATTGTCCGCCGGCGCAGTGGTTGCTTATGCCAACAAAGTGATC